TTAAAGGGCAAGATTAAGCTGATCCCTTCCATAATGTGATGCGGGAAAAGCATCCTGTGGGATGAATCCGGGCGGCAGCGGGTTTTCGACGGCCGAGCGCTTTGTTACTTTGCGCTCTACGGTGTTTAGCGTCGTGAATGACTCGCTACATTCGAGGTTCTGACACTGGTGATATTGCCGGATAGTGAATTCACTTAACCGGCGGCTGGTGCGGGTGCGGGCATTGGCGCCGCAGTATGGACAAACAAACATGATGATCTCCCATAGGGAGTTGAACTCACGCCTATTATTGCCGTTACTGGTCCGCTTCTGCAATCCAGTCGCCTGTTTTTGCTTCAAGTTCCAGTTGTGTGGTAAATCCGCTATCACCTATCGCATGCTCTGCTTTAGCGATAATCCAGTCCTGTGCGTCAATCTCCTGCTTAAACCCGGACACGGTCAGATGCATGCCCGGGTATAAATCCGCGCGCCCTCGCGCCAGGGTGATGGAGAATTGCGCCGCGCCCTTCTGGAGCTGGATCCACTTTGCCGCAGCGGCGCGCCTCGCTGCCGTTTCGTTCTGGTAGGTTTTGCGCAGCACGTAAACATTCCCCTCCGCGCCTTCCATGTAATCCCCTTCCACGCTGCTGCTTTTCTCTACTTTTTTCCGGGCCTTGCTTTTGCGCTTTGTGACCTTTACCGCTTTTTTCTTACCAAAACTAAGATCCAGCCAGTACGCCCGCACGCCGGTGTAAGCATCACGATCAGCAATGCGAAACCGGTGGCCGTCGCCGCTGGCACGGGTAATTTCAGCAGAAGGCAGCACCCTGCCGGAGGCGCTCACGCCGCCGCCGGGGAGGATGAACAGCAGGCACCCGTTTTTTACGGTGGCAATAGCGCCCAGCATATCGGCCATGCGGGTTAAAAACGACATGTCGCTCTCTTCGGTCTGGTCAGCGTGGTCTATCTCGATGTTGATCAGATCTTCGCTAATCATCGGCTTAAGCTCATAGCGTCGGGCAATAGCAGACACCACGCGCTCTACCGTCACATCATGCCAGGACACTTCCCGCCTGACGTTCATCTCTTCGCGAAAATCTGCACTGTGCGCCGTCACGTCGATCACATCCGGCGGGCCACCGTGCCCGACTTCATCAACGGTATAAAGCCCCTTGTAAATCAGCGGTTCACCCAGCCAGCCAATAGAGACCGCCAGCTCTGCGCCACGCGGCGGCAGATCAACCATCCCGTCTGCGTCGTCAATGGAGAGGGTGAGCTGATCGGCCTCAAAACCGTTATTGTCCGTGACAGAGAGCGCCGTGATACGGTCTGCCAGCTCAGTCAGTTCCACGCCACCCAGCGTAATACTAAAATCCGGCTTCTTAACGGCCTCGCTCAGTTTCTCTGTATAGTTTTCGGCTGCTGTTTGTAGTGTGTCCGCTATCGCCATAACTCCCCCGTTTTTTTTTTGCTGATGATTCCACGCCCGCGCGCGGGGCTGAATCCCTTTTTGTTGTCAGCGAACGGGCAGACCGGCAACCGCAGGACTCAGCGAGCAGGCCGGGTGATGATTGCCGGGAACTCAAAAGCAACATGATGGTGAACTTATGTCTGAAACTCGTTTTCACGGCGTCCGCAACCGCGAAACAACCGATCTGCAAACGGCAATCAATGATATTGATTCGAGCGTGATCGGGATTGTGGCGATTGCTGACGACGCCGATCCCGAAACTTTCCCGCTGAATACGCCGGTACTGCTGACACGGGTGCGTAATGTACTCAGCAAAGCGGGTAAAACCGGTTCGCTGTATAAAACGCTCAAAGCCATCTCCGATCAGTGCAGCCCTCGCGTTGTGGTGGTTCGCGTGGCGGAGGCCGCCAACGGTGCCAGCCAGTCGCAGGCAGTGATTGGCGGAGCTGACAGCGACAGCTACACGGGGATGTACGCCCTGCTGACGGCGGAAGCCAAAACAGGCTATCGTCCGCGCATCCTTGCGGTGCCGGACTATGACTCAGCAGAGGTGACCGGGCAGCTTTGCGTGATTGCCCAGAATCTGCGCGCCTTTGTTTATGCCGGTTGCAACGGATGCGCAACCATGGCGGAGGCTATCGCTTATCGCAAAACTTTCGCTTACCGCGAGCTTATGCTTATCTGGCCGGACTTCATCGCTTACAACCCCCTGACAGATGATAACGAAACGTTTCCCGCCCCGGCTTACGCCTGCGGCCTGCGCGCCGCTATTGATAACAGCCAGGGCTGGCACAAATCGCTGTCCAACGTAGTGGTGAATAACGTTCTGGGCATTTCGAAAGATGTTTTCTGGGCGCTACAGGCAGAAGACAGCGACGCCAACGAGCTGAACAACAACGAAATCACGACGCTTATCAAGCGTGACGGTTTCCGCTTCTGGGGCAACCGCACTACGGACACGGAAACCTACACTTTTGAGGTGTTTACCCGTACCGCGCAGATCCTGGCGGACAGTATCGCGGAGGCGCAATTTACCACGGTTGACAGTCCACTCACTCCGGCCAACGTGAAAGATGTGGTGAGCGGTATTCGCGCGGCTCTCAGCAAAAAAGTCACTGCGGGCCAGCTTATCGGTGCGGATTGCTGGTATGACACGCTGGACAACGGCACCACGGATTTACGCCAGGGTAAGCTGATTGTGCGCTACAGCTACAGCCCGGTCCCGCCGCTTGAGGATCTGACGCTTTACCAGACCTTTACTGATGATTTTTACGAACCGGCGTTCGCGTCGCTCGGAGGTGAATAATGGCCGTCCCTCACAAACTGCGGCTTTTTAGCTGCTTCATTAACGGTGATAACTACCTCGGAAAAGTGACCTCTTTCACTCGCCCCAAACTCTCACGAAAGGTAGAGGACTATCAGGGCGGCGGCATGCTGGGCGCGGTCGGGGTTGATCTCGGCCTTGATGCTGGCGCGCTGGATTCCACGATTGTATTTGGCGGCGTCATTAAGGCTCTTTTCCTTGAATTCGGGGCAGAAATTGACGGCACGCGACTGCGCTTTGCGGGTGAATATTACACCGACGGCGACAGTCAGCTGGTTGAGGTCGAGCTGCGCGGGCGATTTACCGAGCTTGACGGCGGAGATTCAAAACAGGGGGAAGATACGGAGGAAAGCTACACCTTTAAATCCACCTATTACAAATTCTCCATCGATGATCAGCCCATTATCGAAATTGACCTGCTGAACTTCATCTACAAAAAGAACGGTCAGAATATGTTCCCTGACCGCATTACTTCCGCCCTGGGCATGGGCAGTTAATCGCAACAAAAAGGGCGGCGGTGACGTCGCCCGGAGAAATCAGAAATGACCAGTAAAAATACTTTCAAATTGACTCGTCCAATTGTGCGTAAAGATGGCGAGATTAGCGAAGTAGAGATCACCGGCGCCATCAGTCAGGCCGGATCCCTGCGCGGTCTGAACCTTATTCGGGTTGCCAATATGGATGCGGATTCCATCGCCACGCTGTTAACGCGAGTCACCGCCCCTATTCTGACGCAAAAAGAAATCAACGAAATGCACATGCTGGACTTTATCGGGTTGGCAGAGAAGATGGTCCCTTTCTTGAATCCGCCGGAGCCTGGAACATCGAGCGCGGCGGAGACGGAGAGCGAGTAATCACCGTTGCATTCGACCAGATCGACGATCTGGTCGCTGATATTGCCGTAATTTTTAACTGGCCGCCCTCCGAGGTCTTCGGCATGGTTCTTGGCGAGGTGATAGCCTGGCGCAAGCGGGCGGCGCTTCGAAGTGGTGCCAGTGATGAAGAATCTTGATATCCGCGTTGCATTCAGCGCAGTAGACAGGTTTACCCGCCCCGTTAATGCCGCCCGCCAGAGTGCGGGCGGCTTGTCTGACTCCCTCAGAAAAACACAATCCACCCTGAAAGGCCTCGATAAGAGCACCGCCACATTCCAGCGTATGACTGCCGCCGTCAGCAAAACCGATCGCTCTATCTCACGTGCGCGCACTCGCTTTGAGGGGCTGTCAGAGACGCAGCGCAAAAATGGGACACTGACGGAAAGGCAGCAAACACTGATGACGCGGCTGGGTGAGCGCCTCGACAGACTGAGCGCAAAGCGCGTGACTGAGGTGGCCCGCCTGCGCGAGAGCGCATCAGCATTGCGCCAGCATGGCGTGATGCTCTCAGGTAGCAGCGCAACCATCAGCAATGCAATACGCCGCACGGATGAATTGAGCCGGTCGCTTGAACGGGAAAAAGCACAGCTGGCTGCGGTGACTCAGGCCCGCAAGCGCTACGAGGGTGCGCAGCAGATGGCCGGGAAATTGCGCACAAGCGGCGCGCTGGCGGTCGGCACAGCAACCGCCGCCGGTTATGGTGCCGGGCGGTTCCTGTCGCCTGCAGTGGGCTTTGATGAGGAAATGTCCAACGTCCAGGCGTTGACGCGGCTCGATAAAAACGATTCGCAGCTGGCCGCCCTGCGCGCTCAGGCCAAAAAACTCGGTGCGGAAACAGCCTTCACCACGCGTGACGCCGCCAGCGGCCAGGCCTTCCTGGCGATGGCGGGCTTTACACCTGATGCTATTCGTGACGCCCTGCCCGGCGTGCTTAATATGGCACTGGCGGGAGGGATGGACCTGGGCGCCAGCGCTGATATCGGTTCTAACATTCTTTCTCAGTTTTCTCTTGATGCTGGAGAGATGGACCGCGTCAGTGATGTGCTGACTGGCACCTTTACCCGCACCAATACCACGCTAAGCAGCCTGGGCGAAACAATGAAAGTTGTCGGCCCCGTAGCGGCAGGGCTTGGAATTAACCTGGAAGAAGCAGCAGCCATGACCGGCACGCTGGCGCGCGTGGGTATTCGCGGTAGCGAGGCGGGGACAGCAATGCGCCGCGCCCTCTCCCGGCTGGCCTCCCCCACTACAGCAGCAAAAAAAGCACTCAAAGAGCTGGGTGTTGAAACTGCCGACGCCAGCGGAAAAATGCGCCGCCCGTTCGATATTCTTCTGGACCTTCAGAAAAAGGCTTCCAGATTTGGCGATGTTGATCAGATTTCATTTTTCAAAGACATTGCTGGCGAGGAAGGTTTCACCGGCCTTCAGTCTTTGGTTAATGGCGCGGGCGATGGCTATCTCCAGTCACTCTATGAGCAAATCGCTCAAGCGCACAAAAATCAGGAAGCAAACACGGTCGCAAAGGTCAAAACGAATAACCTTGGCGGCGATCTGAAGGAACTGGACAGCGCCTGGGAGGCGTTTCGCATCTCTGTCGCTGAAACTGTGGACGGGCCTTTGCGCCGACTGACGCAGGGACTCAGTCACGTTATTGGCAATATTAAAAGCTGGGTGGAAGAAAACCCGCGACTGGCTAAGACGCTGTTTGTTGCCGGTGGTGTAGCACTGGCGCTGACTGCCGCAGTCGGTGGGTTGTCTCTTGCTGCTGGCTTACTGTTGGGGCCGCTGGCAAAGCTCAGGCTCGGCTTTGCGTTGCTGTCTGGCGGGAGTGGCATTGGTGGCGCGCTGTCGGCATTTCGGGCGATGTCTGTCGTAGGCGGTAGCTCGCTCGCGAAATTCAGCGGCTGGCGCATCGTATTCGGCAGTATTTCCACACATGCCAGCGCCATGGTTAAAAGTATCGGCAAAATCGGCGGACGCCTCGCAGCCCTGACCGGGGTTCTGGCGCCAGTTCGCGGCGCGCTACTCGCGACGTTTACCTCTCCTGGCGCTGCGCTCGGCTCGCTGATGAAAGGAATTGGCAGGCTGGCTCTCCGGCTGACTGGCCTTCCGGCGCTGTTTGGCGTGGCTAAGACGGGAATTATTGCGCTGTTGAGTCCGATTGGTCTGCTGGGTGCGGCGTTTGTGGCGACTGCGGTGCTGATCTGGAAATACTGGGGGCCAATTAAAGCGTTTTTTGCGGGTGTCTTCACGGGGCTAATGCAGGGGCTGGCGCCGCTTCGCGCCGCATTTGCAGGTTTTGCGCCTGTCTTTGGTTTGATTGGTGATGGCGTCAAACGGGTATGGAACTGGTTTAAGAAGTTGCTCGCTCCCGTGGAGCAAAGCCGTGAGTCACTGAACAAATGCGCCAGCGCCGGAAAGACCTTTGGAGAGGTTCTGGGGACCGCGCTTAGCGTACTGCTTTGGCCGCTTCAGAAGTTAATGGAAGGTGTCGGCTGGTTACTGGAGAAACTCGATCTCATCCCAGACGGCATTGAAAGAGCCAGGCTGGAAGCAGCCAGACTCAGGGCTATTCCGGTTATGTGGGAATGGGATGAAAAATCCGGGCGCATGGTTAAAAGGGAGTGGCAATGGTCATCTGAAAAGCCTGCAAGCAAAGGCAGCGCACCGCCGCCCAGTGTGCTCGGGGGTAGCTCTGGAACAGAACGTAGGCTGAGCCAGATTGCCGACAACACAAAAGGCCTTTTAGATGAGGAAAAGCGCAAGCGCGTCGGGCCGGGAGATATCGTATTTAAAAACCTGCCGCCTGCACTGGCGGTGCGGGGTGAATGGCAGGAGTCGCGGCTTGTCCGCCAGTCCGTCAGCACCCGCCCGATCATTGCGGCCGGTGAGCCGGTGGTGTTGCAGGCGCCTGCCCTGAAACCAGTGCGCAGGGATGAGGTTAAGCGCGCGGCAGCTGCGGCGCAGGGCGGAGTCTTTTCTGGTGAGATCCACGTCCATTTGCATGACGTGCGGAGTGATAACCCGCGCGAGCTGGCGCGGCTGGTTGGCGAAGCTGTCCGCGCGGAAATGGATAAACGGCGGCGCGCTGACCGGGGTTCGTTCCGGGATAATGATTAATGGGGAGTCATAACTATGATGATGGTATTCGGGCTTTTTGTCTTTGAACTTAGGACGCTGCCCTATCAGCAGTTGCAGCTGTCCCGTAACTGGCGGCACGTCAAAAATGATCGTGTTGGCCGTAGCGCAAAATGGCAGTACGTGGGTGCGGGTGAAAATCAGCTGACGCTGGGCGGACTGCTCTATCCAGAAATTACCGGCGGCAACCTGTCGCTGGGTGCCATCTCAACGATGGCGTATACCGGGCTGGCCTGGCCTTTAATTGATGGGGTTGGCTCGATTTACGGAATGTATGTCATTACGGGATTACAGGAAACGCACCAGGAGCTTGATCGCTATGGTAAGGCGAAAAAAATTGAGTTCACGCTTTCATTACAAAGGGTTGATGAGGATATCCGGGAAGGGCTGCAAAGCGCCTCTGTCAGCGACCTGATGGCAACACTGAAAGAAGGTGCAGAGACTGCATTAAATACAGCTCAGGAGACGCTAGGCGGTCTGACCTCCTGAGCTACAGCACTGTCATTGATGACGAAACTTCTATTAGATTAAATTTATCCTGAAACATCTACTGCACAGAGCTAAACCTAGTCTGACAGGCGGCTCTGTGCCAGGAGCGGACCTTGCTGAAGGAGACAGATAATAATAAATGGGTTGAGCTGGTTACCCTGACTACAGTTTTGCAATTATGATAAAGTGTTGGCCAACGCGTAATAGTAATTCAAATAGGGATTGGCAGTGAGGGACGATTTCTCAAACAAAATTAAACAGAGGTTGGCCGAACGCGTAGCATGGCTTTGCTCCAATCCCGATTGCAGAGTTGTGACTGTTGGGCCCCATACAGATCCTACAAAGCGAGTTAATGTTGGACAGGCATGCCATATTGAAGCCGCATCTGAAGGTGGCCCCCGCTACAACAAGGAAATGCAAAAGGATCAAAGATGCTCTTTTGACAACGGTATTTGGCTTTGCTCTATCCATGCAAAAGAAATTGATGTAGATCCAGACCGCTTCTCTGTAGAGCTTCTTCGTAAATGGAAGCTTACAGCTGAACAGTATGCGCTGAGTAAAGTAGGCAAAGCGAGATATGATGTATCTCAGGATGTCTTTACGGAAAATGTAAATCGCCATCGTGAACTTTTTTCAGGTATTCGTGATATTGAATATTTCAGTTTATATAGGGACTCAAATGATAAATGCTTCACTTTGCGCGGTGTTGGGCCTTTAAATATAATCGTAAAAGATCGTAGAATAGACATCTTTTTTAAAGATTTATTCAATCCCATCAAATATAGAAATGATTCTTACATAGGATTAATATGCTTGCCAGTAAAGGAATTAATTGATTATGTAGTATTATCTCACGAGTTTGATGAAACAATTGAGTCCTTTAATATGACATTTAACTTTAGTCCCAACTCGTTGAATGAAATGTATTTTTCGATCCACACGGACACGGTTAACGTTAATCCACACATGGATGGTATTAGTTATTATGGCGATTACACAGTAGAGAAGGATGAATTAATAGATGATTTAGGTAGAGCTATACCTCCTTATCAGCAGGACATTTACCTTAAGATTATTGTAGCAATGTACAACATTTACCGACGAATTGTAACATTCAAAACAGAAGGATTTACTTAATTTTTTGTGAACTGTAAGCCACGCGAAGCATTTAATCAAAGTTAAATATTTTATAATTTACTTTTGTCTTCAAAAAAAATAGATTGAGCCGTGAACTAATACTTTGCAGATCTTATATACTATATTATATACCGCAATGGTATATATCTTATCTATGAAAGTGCAACGGATGGCCAGATCCTCGCCGATCTTAGCATGGTAGTATTTACTAATACATCAAGAAGCGAACTTCCGCTTCTCGCTCAAAGCTGACTCTCAAATTTGATTTTGTGTTAAAGGTCAAGCTTGAGCTAATGCATTTGACGATATCCAAGACCGGCAAACACGGTCATTGCTGACCGTGTTTATTATGCCGTGCGTTTCCACAAGCAGAGGGTGACGTATTCGTTAGTCACATCGAGTGATTCGTTTGCGGTTTCCTGCTCGCCCGCTGCGTCGATATAGGTTCCTGCTGTCATATTGAGCGGCCCGCTCTTCTGGTTGTCCGTGCCGTGTGTCGTGGTCGGATCCCAGGTCTCACCAGGTGATCTATCACCCGATTTGTGCCAGTGCGGCGGAAGGTTGCTGGCTGCGATTTTTACCTTATTGCTGCCGCCGGTCGCACCGTGCTGAGATCCAATGCGTACTACCCTGTCAGCAAAAGCATTGCTTAAACTCTCCCAGGTCTGCCACGGAAAACGCTCAGCCGGGCTTTTTTCGCTAGGGATAATGATCCCAGGATAAAGAATGGCGTCAACGATACCCTTAAACCCCTCACCGTCACTGTTCAGCCCCAGATTCTCGCGCGCACTTGCAGCGTTGGTTAAATCAGAGAGGTTACTCTCTTTTTGCAGTGCGCCGGTAATGCGTGAATCATCTCCCGCCGCCACCATTCCCTCCGAGGTGCCCACGTCCCGCGTGGCTGAATTCCCCAGCTCCAGATTTTCCCGCGCTTCTGCGGTATCGGTTAAATCAGAGAGGTTACTTTCTTTTTGCAGTGCGCCGGTAATGCGTGAATCATCTCCCGCCGCCACCGTTCCCGCCGTGGTGCCCACGTCCCGCGTGGCTGAATTCCCCAACTCCAGATTTTCCCGGGCCTCTTCGGTATCGTTTAAATCAGCAAGATTTTGTGCTTGCCGCAGATAGCGTTTATCACCTGTTTCCTGCGTGAGAGTGGCAAGCGCCGGATCGATAACAAGCTGCACGCTTGAGGTATGGGTCAACGTCAGCACCAGCGTCAGAATGATCTCTTTGATAATAGAATCAGATTGCGCCGGGAGGTAGGTCGCCGGGTATACGCCGTAAGCGATGAGCGTACCCTTAGCGCTGACCAGTCCCGCCTCTCTGAGCCTCTTACCCGGATAATCCTTGCAATTGATAACAATCTGACCGCTGATAAACCCCTCATAGCTTGAATCAGAATCAAAGGTTTCACGGCCAAACTGACCAAAAAGCGCCGTCACCGCCGCCAGGTCATCGGGATCTGTCGGCAATGTCACGCCGCCACCATCGCCGATCAGTACGGCGGTAATATCCACAACCTCCCCCGCCTGATACGCGGCCTCGATTTCAGAGGCGCCCGCCGTCGTTAGTGTCAGTCCTGTTGCCATAGTGTTTCCTCTGCTTCAATGCCATACACACTGGCAAGGCGATTGTAAAAATCTTCACTGACTGTTTTGCTGTCGCTATCAATATCGCTTTCAACGGGATGAATAACTCCCGCAGCCTGGAGCATTTGCAGGTATTCAAGGAAAAATTCATCGGTCTGGCAAAATCCGATCAGGCTTTTAATTTGATTGAATGTTTTCATAATTTATTCGTTATCCAGTTACCGGGTAAATCTGCGAAATCGTCCAGGCTGGTACAGTTGTAGAACGCGTAATAATGCGCCGCGACGTTTGGCACTTTGTCCATAAATTCCAGGCCCTTACCCGTGAGGGTAGAGCATCCCCTGAATGTGGCCGTCGTGGTGACAATCGTCGAATAACTGTCGAGATTGAATATCGTGCTGACGTTAGTTCTCAGTTGCACGCAGCCGTCAAACAGGTAGCCGATTGTCGTCGCCGGTAAGTTATTCAGCAGACCGGCCCCGACCTCTTCCAGTGCGACGCACTCGGCAAACACATTGGTAAAAGTCGTGGCGTTGATACTGGCGACAAAAAGACCGGCAGGCACTGAACGCAGGTTTTTACATCCCCTGAAGGTCTGGCCGTAGGCCGTCACCAGCGGGTTACCACTGAACAGATTTTCCGGTATTTCCCCCACGCCGGTATTCTGGAACGTTGCGCCAAATGCGGTGATAAGCGGGCACGATGCAAACAGCGACGGCGGAATGTTCACCAGTGCCGCGCAGCCGTAGAACGTAGAACCGGCACTGATCAGCAGGGTGTTATATTTCAGTAAATCAGCAGGCAATACCGCCAGCGCAGTACAGCCGGAGAACGTCAGCGTCAGGGAAGTCAGGTTGACACAACCCGCAAACAGATCGGACGGCAGCGCGGCCAGCGCGGTACAGTCCTGGAAGGTGCTCCCCATTGCCGTCAGAGCAGTCAGATCGCTGAACAGCTTTTCAGGCAGTACGGCAAGGCTGGAGCACTGGTTAAACAGGCCGGTGACATTCGTCACTTTGCTGCATCCTGCAAACATATCCCCGGCCAGCGATACCAGCGCCGTACAGCCCGTAAATGTATAGGTCAGGTTAGTCAGTGAACTACAGTCACGGAATGCCCCGGCCCCGATGCTTTTCAGGGATGTACATTGGGTGAATGCATAATAGAACGTCGTGACCAGTGATTTACCTGCAAAGGCCTCTGCTCTGACGGTCGTCAGGGAAGAGCAGGCATAAAAAGCCCGGTCAAAGCTCGTTACCTTGTTGCAGTCCACAAACGACGGTAGCGCTTTTAATGCTGTGCAACTATGGAAGACGCTGGCAAAGGTAGTTGCACTGACACACCCCTCAAAAATATCATCGCCCACTTCTTCCAGAACACGGCAATAGTAAAAAGCGGAGGAAAATGTCTGCGCAAGTGCACAGCCAGAAAACACGGCTTTTCCCGCTTTTACCAGTGAAGAGCAGCCGGAAAAAACCGTTCCAAAATAGTTAGCCAGAGGTAAATCCTTAAAGAACTCATCGGGCACAGAAAGCAGCTGTGTGCATCCACTGAATGCCCCGCCGAAATGCGTGGCTTTCAGGCAGTTGCGGAACAGGCGCGGCGGTAGCTGCGTCAGCGCCGTGCAACTCCTGAAAATCGCCGTAAAGACGCCACCAGGCACATCGCTGAATAAATCTGGTGACAATGTTGTCAGCGCGCGGCATCCATCGAAGGTATAACCGAAGCCATTTCCACTGACACACCCGTCAAAAATGCCCGTCCCGGTATCGATAAGGGATATACATCCCGAAAACGCACTGGTGAAATTCGTCGCAGCAGCACAGCTCCGGAATGTGTTTTTGCCAGCACTCAGCAGCCGCGTGCAGTTCTCAAACACTGAGGTGAATAGCGTCACCTGAGATAATTCGCTGAACAGCCCATCAGGAACAGCAGCCAGTGCCGTGCAGCCATAAAACGCCGACGAGAAATCTGTGGCACCAGTAAACCGCGTAAATAAACCCTCTGGTAGTTCAGTCAGCGACGAGCAGCCCCGGAAAACAGAGTTACAATTCTGAATATTCGGCAGATCGTCAAAAGCCCCAGCATGAACCTTGTAAAGACCGGTTGCGCCGCTCGCGAAAGAAACAAGATTGTCCCTGTCTCCCGTCAGAAGAATGATTTCCTGCACAGGGTTCAACGTCACTGAAACGTTACCCGACGTGCGCTGGAAACTGGCAGTTTCTGTGTTCTTGACCGTTATTGTGTACTCTTCTCCCTCCACAACGTCACGCGTCGGAATAACCCAGCCGTATAAAGCACTGGCTGCATCAAAACGGTATTCCCGGCTGTCAGTTCCGTCGCCATAATCAATCGTGAAATCCTCATCCATGCGCACGTAGAACAACGGACGGCTCGCATTGTCGATGCGGGTGATGAACTTCATCACCGCGACCACTTTCACACTGATCACCGCGCTGACGCCGTTAGTCGTCGTGACGGTGACCGAACAGGTGCCCCGCTTCACGCCCGTAACCAGAATAGCGCCGTTGACTATTCTGGCGGTCGCAATTGTTTTATCCGACGTGGTTACCGTAAAGGTTTTATCTTCCGCGTATTCAGGGAGGATGGTCACCGTGACCGTTTCCGCGTCACCAGGGGCCAGATTCAGCTCGTCGCGGGATAAAACCACCTGCAACGGGACAAAGCGCGGCGTGATTTTCTCCGTGGCGTACATGTAGCCGGCCGCATATGTGGTTCCCTGAAGTCGGCCAAATACATGAACGGAAAACCAGCTGCGCAGGTTCCTGGCGCGCAGTACCGCCAGTTTCAGATCCTGCTGGTCGAATTCCGTCACCGGCAAATCGTTCTGATACACGTTCAGGCGAAAGGTATACGGATCCCCTTTCGGGTTCTGATTGAACCATTCAACAATATCCGTCCCAAAAGGACTGTCCACCAGGGCATGACGGACGGCGGCGACCGTCCCGCGATGGCGGTGGATGTAGTGGGCGCGCTTGATCGCATCGCGTTTCTTTTGCTCTGACCAGTTAATATTCCAGGTATCAACCTGATATTCCCACGCCAGCCACGGCAGGAGCGCCAGCGGGCAGCTGTCAGGATCCTTCACCCAACGGATAAGATACACAGGTATGCGCGCCAGTGCGGCGGCGCTGGCCCTGTCAATGGCCCGCTCCACGGCGGTAGCGTTGGGCGGCAGAATGCTGGCGGGATAATTAGCGGTCATAGTCCATCACCACAAGATTGATTTTCACAGAGGTGCAATGAGGCGCTTCGCCCATCGTCGCAACGACGTCGGCGGCCGGTGAATGCAAATCGACAGTGACAACGCCGTCCTGATGCAGCGCCCCGTCGATGCCCGACCGTGCAGCGGTGGCGTTGATAAGATGCACAGAGGCGGTGTATTCGTTCAGTGCGGCAGTGGCTTTTTCCAGCACCGTGGCAGTGTCCACGCCGTAAGGGACGTAAATGTCAGCAACCACCTGATAATTCACAATCACAGCGGAACGGACGTAATCAGCCACATAATCCGTAATCGGGCGCACGTCTTCCGGGTTTACCGCCGCCAGGACTTTATCGAGCAGCGCCTGCGGGGCGGTCCCATCTCCGGTACGTGACAGAACGTAGAGGAAAACGCGGCCCTCCTGATTATGCGTCTCCGGGCCATAGGCGCGCACGTCGAGCACATCCGCATCAGCTCCCAGTGCAAAATAGTGATAGGCATTACGGGCACCTGCCGTGCTCAGGCGCGCCCATGAGAGCAGCGTGCGGGCGCGCAGCGCTTCATCGCTTTCGTATACGGCGTCCGCCTCGTCGGTGGCTTCGGTAATCAGCAGGCGTTCAGTGTCAAAATTTCCCGCGACCTGATCGAGATCCGCCCCCAGGGCGCTGGAAAGCAGCACCGCGCGCACGGCTTCATTGATGCGTTGCAGCAGATGGATCTCGCGATAGGTGAAGGCCTGAGCCAGAGCGGCCATCGGTTCAGATTCCAGTAACAACGCAGCAGACACAGAAGCCTGAAGTTCCGCAGGCATGGCCGCCACGATAAGCGCCCGGATATCAGTCAGCACCGTTTCAAAATCGGGCACCTCGACGATATCAGGCTGCGGGATCTGAGATAAATCGACGGACGTTTGCACACTAGCTCCTTAACCTGATGGTGTTGCTGGTTTCTGTCATGGTTTCCGTGATGGTGCCGCTCAGCTCGGCGGTTACTGCGCCTGTTTCTGAAAACACCACGTTGACGGTAGTCAGGCTGATCCGCGGCTCCCACTGCGCCAGCGCGATAGCGGCGGCGCCCATCAGCTGCATGCGGGTGACGGCGTTCTGCGGCGCATCGAGCAAATCAGGGATCGCGCTGCCAAAGTCCCGGCGCATCACACGCGAGCCGGTTGGCGTGGTGAGGATTTTTGTCACGGACTGCCAGAGCTGATCGTGATCGGTCAATGCGCCGGTGCCTTCCGGGTTCATCCCGGTATAACTGGCTGTCATTGCGGGCCTCCCGTGGTACTCCCGCCAGACTGCACGCCACCGTGTTTATGTTCGTGCACGGTGATCCCGTTTGACTGCAACACGCCGCCGGAGTGGATCACATCACCGGCAATCGCTCCGCCGTGGGTCAGTTCGAAAGTGCGCGCTTTGAGTTTTTCTGTGCATACCACCTCGGGCGCGTCCAGCGTGACGCGGGTTTCTGCCTGGATATGCGCGGTTTTAATGCCGGTCACGGACAGCGCTCCGGCATCGTCGGCAGCGTCGTAATGCAGGCGCGCGCCATCCGGTGCGGTGATGCTGATTTCCAGCAGGCTGCTGCCCGTTGGCGGGTTATCTGCGCTGTATGCAGAGCCAATCACAAACGCGTTTTCAGGGTTGCCGCCCGGGCAACCGATCCAGACCTGCTCCCCTATGGAGGGTGGCAGCCAGATGCTGAACGCCCCGGCGCGGGTCACGTTCCAGCGGATCCAGGTGGTCAGCAGCCTGCCGGAACGAACGCGCACCGCTTTCTTGTCGGCGCTGATTTGCTCCACCACACCCTGGCGCAGAATGTTTTCCAGCAGGCGCATCAGCTCGGCATTCATGACGCACCGCCCAGACTGCTGATAACAGCGTTTTCCGTAGCGATCAGGTCTGCCGGGGTCATGCCCAGCAGTTCGCGGGCCGGATACTGCGCGTAAGCGCCCGGGCCTACTTCATCCTGGAGGCCGTACTGGTGAATGCGGGCAATGCGCGCAGCGATGCCATCAAATCCTACGGTGACGCCGCCCGCGTCCGGTCTGACTTTCATAAAACGCAGGGTGCGCAGGCGGGTAAACATCGGCGTCTTTTTTGTCTCTGTCTGCGTCGCTGATTGCGTTTTGATTTCCAGATACCGCTCGATATCGGCCCGGTAGAAGGTGCGTATACCGCTGCGCTTCTCATCAAATCCCGTGATTGTCCGGCCGTATTTCCCACGCCCGCCCCGCCAGTTTTTCAGCGCCCGCACCTCGTTATTCCAGAAGAACTTGATCCCCTGTTGGGTGCGGTAAACTTTACGACGGCGCACGGCATAGCCGCTACCGTCCGGGTTTTTCTGTGAGGCGATGCGGCGCTGCTGACTGCGGCGCACTGCCAGGCCAATTTTGCGCGCGGTACGGGTGCGCCCCGCCGGGCTGACGCCGTCGAGGATGTCCTGAAAGACTTGATCCAGCTCGCTGAACATGCGATCGCTCACGCTCCGGCCTCCTGAAGCATGCCTTCAAATACCAGCCCCCAGCCTGCGGCGTGGGGTGCCAGCACGCGCGGGCGCGGCTCCGGCAAATGCTCGGCATACGGCACCCCGTTTTCATCCAGCTGCACCAGTACCCGCTGACGCACCGGCAGCTCAAACATAAGATCGGCGGTGTCATCGCTGTTAATCAACGTGGTGAATTTAATCTGCTGGTTTTTATCCGGGTTCAGCAGCAGATCGGGCTGATTAAACCAGAGCCAGGCCATCAGCGGCAGCGTGAAGTCGTCAATGCTCCCGGCGTAGTTCATGACGAACAGCACCAGAGAATAGCGGTACATGAAAGACGGCGTTTCACCGGTCGTTTCAATGCCACCCTCTTCAACAAACACCGTCCAGGCTTCCGGGTTCGCCCGGCACCAGGTGTTTGCTTTCTCTATGGCGGCGCGGAGTGTGTTTATCTTCAGCATTTATGGCTCCTTTCGGGTGTTCTGGCGCAGGCTGTCCCACTGGCGGATCGCCGCTTTGTCGGCATTGCAGGCATCAAGTGCATCTATCAGCCTGTCGCTGAATATCGCCACTGCGCCCCAGGTCACCGGCTCATCCAGCGCCGGGCGCGGCGTCTCTTCGGTCAGGCTCTCCGGGACGGGTTCACGGACCAGCTGAATGACCGTCGCGGGCGGTGTGTTTTTGCAGGCTGCGGCTGACAGCGTCAGGCACAGGAGCAGCAGCGCACGTGTCACCATTGAACGCGGCCTGCATTGCTTCACGTCGGCGCTCTCCTTCTGCATTACGCTGTTGCTCACGGACTTTCACCTCTGCCAGTAATTTGTGGGTCTGTATGGCGGTCGCCTTCACTTCCTGAATCACCTGGTCGTAACCGGTCGCCGTTTCGGTCAGCAGCTTGTTGCGGGTCCTGGCCTCGCTCAGTTGGTCGGTCTGCCACCAGACAGCAGTCAGAAGGACAAGCATCACAATCACACTGCCCACCCTCATGACGACGTACTCAGGCCCAGCAGGCACCAGGCTTTAAAATCATTACGCCGGTTAACCAGCCCGGGGGAGCGCTTACCGCCCGCATTGACAAAATCAGTCAGCCTGTTGCACATCTGCGGCCATTGTCTGGCCTGGGCATGCTTCCAGATCGTGGTTCTCTGCTTGCGTCCGTTCTTATCGGTGAACCACATCAGCCCGGTGCAGCCCAGATTCAGGGCCGCATCCGTCATGGCCTCAAAGGTGAGCTGCGGCATGTCGGCACCGTGGAAATTGTTATTGATGCAGTTTTCAGCCCGTTGCAGATCGTTAACCCAACGCCGCACTATTTCCTGGTTGCTGTATTCGCGGTTTTCCACGCCCCCCGTGGAACCAATGCCCACCGTCAGCACCCCTGCCGTGCAGTAATAAGGCGTGCTGCGGCAGTCTTCCCAACCGGCGATCTTCTGCTGCCCTTCTTTCGACGTTCTGACGCTCCCGGGCGCCAGCGAAATGCCCAGGGCCACAATCACCGCAATTGAACATTTTTTGATGATGTTCTTCATGCCGGTTTGTCTCCGTGCAGTCGCTCCAGCAGCTGCCGCTCGCGGTCCGACAGGTTGCGGGTTTCCGCCTGGCGGAGAATCTGCTCTATCAGGTCGTTACGGCGCTGGCTGGCCTGCTCAATGCGGCGGCGATGAATCGCCAGCCGGACGGCGGAAACAATCCCCAGAAGAAGTCCAGCCAGCGCCAGCTTTTCGCTGACGGTCATCACGCCCACGCCGGTCACCAGGGCGGATGTTGCAAACGCAAAATATTCGTTAATACGATCCAGAGTCATTCCCATAACTGGACGGTTACCCGTTCCACCTCGCTGGTTATCACGGGCATTTCGATCTCCTGCCCGGCATTCAAAAAAATCTGGTTGCTCAGTCCCGGATTGGCTTCGAGCACCTTCTCCGTGACACCTGCGGTTTTGCCGTAATGACGCCAGCAGAGCTGATCAACCGTGTCGTTTTGCAGCGCCCTGACTTTCATCAGAACAACTCCGCATAGATACGGGCTTCTTCCCGGATATCTGAAATACTCCAGCGCCCATCCCGCCAGAGATCGTCTATTTGCCTGTCCAGGGCCTCCGCATCCTTGTCGCCCTTTGGCGTGGTGCCGACGTCCCTGTAACCTTCCAGTACGCTGGCGCGCGTGAAGGAGTAGACCGCGCGCCGGAAGCGATAAACTTTTGCGCTTTCGCCGTTAATCTGCTCGACAGGTTCACCGGCGGAAGTCAGCAGTACAGAAGCCAGCGATTCAGCGCCTTCCGCTTCTCTTTGCTTCCGCCAGTCTTTCAGCTGATCCGCGACATGCAGCGCGGCCTCCGTTGCCATATGCATTAATCGGGATGTTGTAATGTCACCGGCGATGCGGGCAGCAAGGCGCAGATCGTGGAGTTTTACCGTCGGCCAGAAAGTGCCGATGGCAATCTGTGCGCCGCCGTCGTCCACGTCTGTCACATCTCTTTCAGCAGGTCTGACGGGGCGCTGTGCGATAAAACTCATCGTCGTTTCTCCGGTAGGTCAGGCGGTGGGCGTCCGGTAATAAGACCGCATTACGGGCAGATCGCCGGACGCGCCGCCTGTGGCGCGGGGCCAGTTCATTACGCTCAGGCGTTTACTTTGTGGCTATTTTCGTTGTCTTTTTTGCCGCCGTTCTGCGGGTGGCTTTTTGAGTGCCGGCCGCCGTTTTCGTCTGCTTGCGCGTTCGTGTTGCTTTTTCTGCTGCGGGTGTTTCGGTTGCCGCTGTATCGCTGGATGAAGTCTCATCTTCAGCATCACCACTCGCCGTGCTCGTCTGCGGCGCCTTTTTCAAAGCGCTGACCAGAGAAGCGATCTCCCGTTTCACGCCTGCGCCCGGGTTCAGGCTCATGGCTTCCCGGAAGAGTTTCAGCGCTTCGCCTTTGGTTTCCGCGTCGTCCGTGTCGCGACGGCAAAATGCCCTCACCTTGCACAGCTTCGCGCGGACCTCATCCGGCATATCACTGTCAGCCACAATGTCGGCCAGCTCGTCCAGCATGGCGATATAGCCTGACAAATCGGCTCCGGCGTCCGTGGTGGCGAGGTTCAGAATGGGATTGCAGATTTCTTCGGTCAGCACCGTGGGTGCCGGGCGGCGATAGTTGTCATCAGGCATGCTCAGGCCATGCTTAACGACATAGCGCCCGATACGCAGCGCCAGCGCATAATCGGAGCAGTCCACCGCCCACACCATCAGCGTAGTGATAACCGGATCGGCGCGTCCGCTGTCGCCCTCGATCGTTCCGTCAATCCATCCCTGAAACTCGGGCAGGATGCTGGCCTTTACAGCGGCCTTCGCCTGGCGGGACTGGATCTGGCTCAGCGAGGATTTATGCATATGCAGGCGAAAGAGGATCTGCTCATGCGCGGTGCGCGTCTCCGCGTCACGCTCATCACTGGAGCCTCGCCTCTCTGCCATGACCTTCTGAAAATGTCTTTGTGCCGGTGTCAGCATGCGTTCATTCTCCTGGGCGGGCTTGCTGCCCGCCATGTGATGGGGATTATCAGGCGAATGTCACGCCGTCGATCATGGCAATCATGCCGTACTCTTCAATGACATAGTCATCATTGCTGGACTGGTAAGTCGCCACGCGGTTGTAGTGCGGCTCTTCCCGGATAGAGCGACGCAGGGAGCCTTTCTGGTAGTACACAGAGAGGTTTTTCAGGTTGGTGATCAGCACTACATCTTCAGGAATACCCGGGACAAAGACCGTCGGCAGACCGCCGATCTTTTCCTGGCTGACAATGAGCTGCGCGGCCAGCAGTTCGGTATTCGGATTGGTCTGGCTGAGTGCGTTCACTTTCGGCAGGTTCACTTTCAGCAGCAGATCGGACGAGAGCACAGTCACCAGTCCGGGAGCGCGGCGGAACCAGGGATCCATAAGGCTGTGACGCGCATCAAGCACGGCGGCATCAATATTGCCGTAGGTGCCTGACGCAATTACCGCGTTATTCTCATCACGGGAGGTCAGCGTGATACCCGGCATAATGCGCTGCGGCGCTTCATTGCGGATTTTTTGCAGCCAGCCAACGCCGCAATCCTGCAATAACGGGTAGGTCGTGCGGTCGGAGTTTTCAGAGTAATGCGTGCCATTAAAGCCAATCATCTGGCGATCCAGCCCCAGCTGACGAGCCATTGCATTACTGATTAATGACTGAAATTCAGGGTGACCGGCCCACGCATCCAGCTCCGCATACGAAAGCGCATAGTCATAGTTGGTTTTGCGGCAGTGGTAGTTCTGCGGCTCTTTGTTATGGTTCGGTGCCGGGTTGCGGCGGTTGGTACCGTCCGAGCTGTTATTGGTGCTCGCCATCGGCCCCTTACTGCCAATTTTTACTTTCTGCCCTTCCTGCTCTTTAACCCCGAAGTGGTTAACCTGCCTCATGAAGTCATCCGACTCCATGGCGGCCTGTTCCAGTTTTTGCTGGATTGTCGGATCAACGCTAAAGCGGTTCGCAACGGCAGAAGGTGAAACGCCGTTCAGCTGCGCCTGTCGCACAATGTAATTATCAAATAGTTCGCGGGTCTGGTTTTCCATGGTTACCTCTTAGAAGTCTGCAAGCTGCGCGCTGCTGTTGCCGGTTGCCGCTGGCCGTGCGCTGTAATTTTCTGCGGGCTGGAGCTGGAGCTGACCGCGCAGCTCGTTAAGTTCGCTGGTCAGTTGCTGAATGGTGGCTTTATCCTGTTGCCGGTCCTGTTCCAGAGTACTGAATCGGTCAATCTGGTCTGCCTGAGATTGCGCAACGGCTTCAACAACCTGATGCAACTGACTGAAGCGCTGATCGTCCGTTCTCTGGCCTTTACCCAGGATGCCCATCACGCGGTTGAACCAGTTGACGCCCTCCTCACTGCGCTGGGCTGCCAGTTCGATCACTTCAGCTTCAAGCGCATCAGAGAACAGCGGTGCCTCAATCTGCTGGTTATTGAACGCCATCACCTGCGCACGCTGCTGGGCGGCGAATTTAAGGCGCTCAGTTCCAAGGCTCGCCGGTGTGTCCGTCATCGCCAGACCAACCACGTACGCCTTACCGTTAAGGGCAAACTGCGGATGCAGCTCAATACTGGAATAGATTTTTTTACCTTCATCGGTGAGCTGCTTCATTCGTGCTGACGCATCGATCTCGGCATAAAGCGCCGTACGACCGGCCAGCGGTCCCTCGGTGATATCCTCCGCGCTCAGTGCTGCAACATCCCCCATGGCGCCGAAATTGCTGTCAGGGAGCATAGAGAGATAGTGCTCCACGTTGACGCGGGCACCATAAACGTCCGGGTTGTAGCTCGCCGCTGCATCGCGGAGGTGCTGCGGCTGGATCTCGCGCCCGTCAACGGTGGCGCCGGAAACCGCAACGCGAAACTTTTTGCGGGCGGGTTTAGTCGTGCTGGCCATGTCGTTTTATCCTGTTGGTTTGTGTCAGTCGCCGCATCATCGCAGAGCCTGAAAGCCCCGCGCCACGCGGTTTTGTTGTCGGAGAACGGCCAGACCTGAAACCCCGCGCCGACCGGATCGCGCGCGGGTAATCTCCCTGCTCAAAAGGGGGTGTGAATGATTCAGGATGCGTTTATTCGACTGCGGGCAAAACAGCTCTACTGGCAGGGATCCCCGCCCGCCGAAATTTCACGGCTGATGGGTATCAGCTCTAATACGGTGTATTCGTGGAAGAAGCGCGACGAGTGGGACGAA